CTGTCGCTAAACTTCATTTAATAATTAACCTTTACGGCTTATGACTCTTATAGAGTTCTAATGCTATAATAGCATATTACATATAAATATCATCCATTGTCATCATAATGCTAGTCTTGACCTTGCTAACAAAGTATCTCACTGAATCAACCGCATCATCATTATCTTTAATAGGCTGGTCTGTTTCCTTTTCGTCTTTGTCTAGCTTCCAGGCATATGTTTCAAGCTCATCAATTAAATTAGTACACCTATCGTTAATAGTAAGCTCCCCAGAATGAAAGGCAGATTTAACTGTGTTAATCCCTTGCAAGACACTATCCTTGCCCTTGATTGCAGCATCTACTTTAAATGGTAGCTCTCTATTAAGCTGTAAAATAGCTATCGGGTCTTCTGAATCTGCAACTGCTATATCAATAACATAGTTTGCTGTAAGGTCTTTTATAGCGTTAACACGCATATTATCATCTAGCTTACGCATGTATAATTCTTTAAGAACATGTATCTGCTCATCTTTTCCTATTGCATATACATAAGCCGCCAATGGGTGATTATAGCCAAAGTCTACACTAAAGCCATATCTCTCAGGCTCGAACGGACATTCAGCTAATGCATCATCTCTTGTAAACTCTGTGTATATCCTGCCTTGCAAATCAGTAAACTCAGCTAGGTATTGCTGTGCAAATACGCTTGGTGCTATATCTTTGCGTTTCCTATCTAAATCTTCTTTTACGTTAGGGATTGATTCGTTATCGTAGCTAGTAAAATGAAAGTCTTGCCAATCATCTTTGCTTTTAGATTTATCTATCAGCTCTTTAAAATGCCCTTTGCCTCTAGGCATAGATGTAAGCCACGCTTCACCATGATAATCTAGCAAGGTTGGTTCTATCACGTTATCCCAGGCTGTTTTAAAGTTTTTAGCAACAGCGACTTCATCACCATATACTTTGTGGTACTTCTTACCGAGCATGTTGTCTACACTATCCCAGGAGTAAAGTTTAATCCTTGAGCCATTATGCAATTTAATGATTAGCTCCTGGCTATTCTTATAAGCTATTAAATCCTTAGCGATAGATAAGTAATCTTCCCATACAACATCTTTTGCATGCCCATAGGTTAATCCAATATATGCTAAAGAAAGATTAGGGTACTTTAAACCCAGGCTTAGACTATCTATTATAATGCCGTAAGTCTTGCCAGTTCTACGTCCGCATCTTAGTATCTTAAATCTAGCTGGATTCTCTACTACGGTCTTCTGCCATTTCAGAAGTTTCGGTAGCCGAATTGTCTGGTCTAAAGTTTGGTTTGTTCCCATATGAGCTTTCTATAATAACATTTATTGGTTCACCGCCAGATGTTATGTCAATCTTTGATTCATCATCTACACCTATCAGCTTTAACATTTCCCTATACATACGCCAGTCATCTTTGCCTGCTCTCTGCATACCGTCTACTAACTGGTCTATGCTTTCCTGCATAGCATTCATCAGTTCTGGTTGACTTAGCCAATGTACAAAAGTCTTTCTGTCTATCTGTAATGCCTTTGCATAAATAATAGCTCGCTGTACTTTACCCTTTTTGACAAATTCTAAAAACTTGGCATATTCCCATCTGTATCTAACTACTTCTTTATGGCTATCGGTGTTCGTATTTTGTTCGGTCATATCTGTTGGTATACCTTATTTTCTTTAGGTTTACTATCCACAGTGTTATTATACAAGGTTATGTCTAGCTCTACCAATGTATCACTATTGAGCTTTCCTAAGTCTAGTAGCATAGGGTTCTCTGTTCTGAATACTATTTCGTATTGATTATCGTTGCTTGCTAGTTTCCTTTGGCTTGTTCTGATAATCTCAGCTATAAACTTCATAATTGCTTAAACTCCCATTTGCCATTCTCTAGCCAATACTTAGCGTTGCAGGTGCTTTCGTCTGTAACCCTTATTATACCATTCTTAACTTTATGACCTATTTGTATGCCCATGTCTACATACTTGTCAGCAGATGTGCTTAGAAAGAAGTTTACATCAGGACCCCAGACTTCATCTTCCCAATCTGCATATCCCTTAAGCCATGTTCTACGGCTAGTAAGAAAGCAGTACAATCCCATAGCATCTACTTTCTGTATGCCCTCTAGCTGATAGTCTACGCTTTGTATCTCAGTACCATTATCGTTTATATGCCAAGCACCAATACAATACAAGCGATGTCTGCCTACTTCTACACCTGAATAAACATCTCCATCTTTGCCTCTACGATAATGCCCTAGTAATCTTTCTAGCGTGTTATCTTCAAATACTCCATCACCCTCAACTTGCCATATTAAATCAGCATCACTAGCAATTACTTTTTCTCTTAGCAGTAGCATGTTATCTGCAATTCTGTTTCTGCGATTGTTAATTCCTACAGCAGGGTCTTCATCAATGTATAAATCTATTACATCAGGCTGTATTGTTTGTTTTGATATTTGTTCGTGTATGTTTGCAAGTTCTTCTACCATGCCCACTGCTAGTATTTTCATAGTATGCTTTCTATCGCTTCATTATATTTCGGCAATAAAGTATCCAGCTAATAGTATCTGCAATAGCATCAGCCTTTTTACTTTCTTCTTCAATGTTACAATTTTTAAACCAATCTAGCTTTTCAACTAAGCATTGCATGTTAGCTTCGTATACATCTATGTCAAAGCGAGGTGCAAAGGTTTCAGTAATATGAGCAGGTATTAACCATTCTGACGGTAGCAGATGATTGTTAGGAGATATATCAGTCATTATTACAGGCATACCGCTAGACAACGCTTCGTTTAATGGCAAGCAGTTACCGCCATATCTGCGTGGCAGTACAAAAACATTACCGTACTGGTACATCTGCTTATTGTCAGATACGTTTGTATAGACTGTAGAGTGCCTATAGTTGCGTCTAATCTCATGAGCTAAGTCATCTGACTGTGTAATGATTGTACCGTCAGGACAAGCTTGCATATACGTTTCAGTGCCGTTTCTATCATGCATAGCAGGCTTGCCAGCAAAGTGTATAAAACTGCTAGCACTTCTTAATCTAAACTCAAACACGCTTCTATCTACAGGGTGGTGCAATTGGACTACTTTTGTGCCTTTGCTCTCAGCATGATTTCTAATTTTATCTTCTAGCCATATGCTAGGTAGAATAATCATGTCAGGTAGCTCAAACTCAGGGTATTTAATATGGTCGTAAAATTCGGGGTTCTCTACGCAGATAGTTTTTATCCCACGCATACGAGCATGTCTGTATAGGTTTAAGTTATACGGAGTTTCAGCTGTTAGTAGAACGTCAGTATCATCTAGTATTTCACCTATCTGGTCATCTCTAGGTATACCCATAATGTATGTAGCATCAGGGTATTTACTATAGTCTGTAGGAGTACCATTTAAGATACTCATGTCTATTACTACAATCTTGCTAGGTTTTAAAAACTTATAATAATCGTATGTCTGATAGCCTAGACCGCTCTGGTCAGCTCTTGCAATTATAGTAAGTCGATAACTCACAATCCTACCTCATCATCAGAAGTATATTTAAGCCCACCATCTCTGCCGTCTAGTGTGTAGCTTCTCTTTATATTCTTACCATGTCCAGGATAGTATATCCACAGCCTATGCTTAAACCAACCAAGCATTCCATTGTCATACCAGTCATTCATGCAAGTTCCATGAAAAGTATCTTCAATAAAAAACTTCTCTTTAAGTGTTGGCAGTATAGTATCTTTGTAATATAAAACTGTAGAAAGGTGTGGTCTTTGACTCCACTGGTATGTTTTCATAAAGCCGTCTTTTTCGCCTAACATTAATCCATCATGCTCTTTAGGTATAACACCCTCAAAGTGAAAGCGTACAGTATTTGCTTTGCCATCAAATATAAACTGTTTGCATTTATCCCAGTCAATAGGTAAGTCAGTAACTAGAGGACAATCTGCCTCTACATATAACATCAGCGGTGTTTTAATCTCATCAATAGTTGCTCGCATCATATCTGTTTGGTGTGAGTGTTCATCAAATATAAATGGCGTTACGTTTTCCCACTCATGCAGGCACTTCCATAATACTTGCGTTTTGTATTCGTTATAATCGTCAGCTCTGTCTTGTTGTTCTGCTCTAAGTCCATCTATCTGCAATATTATTTCAGCTTTTGGCAAGTGGTGGCGTATAGATGTAATAGTAATATCTATAATCTCTGTACTTGGGTGGCTAGGCAGTACACTTGTTGGGATAACAACTGTAATATCTTGGTTCATATATCTGCACCAAACTGATTGACATAATCTCTGTACAATTTTTCTATATATTCATGATGGTCTTGGTAATCCATAGGGTGGCTATTAAGTTCCATCATATTATCTCTGCAAAAATTAGCTACTTGCTCTGCAACATAAACATGAAGCTCTTGCCATGTCATATTAATACCTTTATCCATGTAATTGCTCCAGTATCTTGTGCTTTACGTTTCTCTTATATTGCAACCACCATGCGGTTTGTTTATGTAGTAGATTATCATAATCCTCAAGTACTGTGTTAGCAATGCCCACTAAAGCGTTCCAATCTTGTAGCTGTGGAAATGGTACAGCCGTATCGAACAGCCAATCCCAATACTGCATAACCTCACCATTAGCTGTTTTAGTATCTGCAACTACAATGCTCATACATTCCAAAGCTTCAAACAGTCTAAAACTATCTGGTATGACCGCACCAGAGGGTGCAGGTGCTATCTTAGCTTGCGTCATGTGTAAATAGTACTCTTTAGGGCTAGCGCCTGCTGTGAAGCTAGTAGTTGCGTTTGCTAATATATCTAAGCTCCAGCTAGTGTCTAATACCCGCATTAGTTCTTCTCTGCGTTGATGGGTAACTTGTCCGCTAAAATATACGTCATTAACTTTTTCTAGTTTATCAGGTAGATTATCGTGCATGTGCATAGGGTAGCCAGTACCTAGCTTGTTATATTTATCATGCCTACCCATGTGAGGGTTTTGTACCCATATATGAATTGATGGGTGTTCTATCTTTTCTACAGGGAAGTCCGCCTCCTCGTCACCCATTAAGAATAAAACTACATGATTTATCTTTGATAGCTCTTTGTTTATTTCATCTATCTTTTCTGCGTTGTGTCTAGCAGGAATAACTACAATTGCTTTATCTGTTTTTGGTAAGTTATCCACAGATTTAAACTCAGAATCTAATTGTTTTAATGTGTCTTTTAAGAAACCAAAGTCCCACTGGTTAGCTATGTTAGCTTTCGGGTTTTCTGAATACAAGCAAGTGTTATATTGACTCATAGTAGCAATGTAATTCGTGCTTATAATCAAGTATTAACTCGCTGTAACCTATGTCTTTAATCCAGTTTCTAAAATCACTAGAGTATTGACCCCACTGTGCGTACATAAATTCAGGGTGTATAGATGCATATATCTTTGGCTTGTATTTTCTTAGTATTTGTTCAGCCCCTTTTAATACTTCCCAATCGCTACCCTCACAATCAAAAGTAATCATAGTAGGCGGTGGATATTTCTCTACTACATCATCAAGTTTAATCTGATTATAATTCTGTGCTTCTAAATATAGCTCCTTAAATCCATGAGCTGCTATTATTTCGTCATCAGCACAAGCAGGAAAGCCTGTTTTAAGTCCGTTAGTAAAATCAACAATCCTTGTTTCATTACTGCAGAAGCCCTGGAATGTTACAGGCGTTTTTAATTTGTTAGCTATCCATATAGCCTTAGTGTTGCTCCATACTTTAGGGTTAGGCTCAAACAATAATACTTTTGCACCCCACATAGCACATAAAGCAGGCATTTCGCCCTCCTCTGCACCAACATAATAAACTACATCATCTTTTCCTATGTTCTTGTGCATGTGAGATAGTCTAGGCTTCTCCCACCCCTCGTCTGTGTACCAGTCAGGTCGGTCAGCTCTGTGCTTAGGTATAATAATATCGAACTCACCGTTTAGATGTGCTTTTACCATTTCTGTCATAGTAATCCAAAGTGCCACAGAATTGTCTGCACCCTATTTACATATGTGTGTTGCTGTCTAGTAATCCGCTGTTGCTTGTGGCGTATTTTAGAAGTGTCGTTCTCTAATGCCAGTTTAATCACAGCTTCTAAGTTATCCCAATCGCCCCAGTCATACATAGCCATCTCAGGATAGGTGTCCATCAACGCATCTATTCTAGGCATGATTAAATAGCTTCCTCTGCCTGTAGCTTCTGGCACTCTGTCGCTCCAATAGTTTGCTTTCTCTTTATTTAAACACAAGCTATCGCCTACAGACACTAGTCCACTAGCATAAAAGTCATTCATATCTTCGCCCCTGTCAATCTTATCTTCATCGCCACCAGGGTTTCTAAAGCTCCAACCATTACGCTGGCACATCTCACGAAGTTTATTAACAAGCTCTGTCCTGTACGTCCATACATCTTCGTGGTAGCCTTGACCGTTTGAACCGACAAAAGATACATCATGCTTGTATTCATTACGAGATACGCCATCATGCACAGCGTTATGTCTAACTGCAGGCGGTAGCCATATGTGAGTTTTACCTAAGTACTCCCACTCTTTAGCCCAATCTCCATCAGCAGTAAATAACACGCTAGTATGGAACATAGGTTCTA